CTGTAACAGCAGCTGATGCAGATAGTGCACCAGTCCACAAAGCATTACCTGCAGTTGATGCATCCCACAATGACCAATGCGTATATGTTTCTGTTGTAGAAACGTTGGTCCACTCAATTGTTGCATCTGTAGCAATAGAACCAGAAGACGCAGCTGACCAAGATGCCGCTTTGCGTGTAGTTTCCGTGGCAGCATTTGACGTTGCAGCTTCGCCAGGGTCCCCCGTGTGGAGCTTGACATACACCGTTGTTGGCATAGTCCAAGCAGCCTCGCCAGTTACGTGGTCAAGAATTTTGTTTTCAGCATAGTTAGAAATCGACATAAGAACCTTTCAACAAAAAGAGTATAGCAAAGCCCCCCGCCCCGATGAGGAGGAGCGGAGGGCTCTGACTAATTATCAGACGCTGTTTGCGCCAATGCTTGATGCCGACTCAATTCGACGAAGCGAAGCTTCGCGGAAGCGACCGTAGCCGCCGAGCCAGTACCAACCAAGTGGTTGCAGACGCATCAAGATATCTGTGACATTGCCACGGACAATCTTCGGTGTTGCGCCATTGCCATCTTGTGTGCTGAACGCCTTAGCAAGAGCCTGACGACCCATGATAAGAGTTGCATACGAGTCTCCCGTACCTGTTGCACCTGCGCCGTTGAAAGCGTTGGTGAATACCTTGGCACGTGGTGTCTCAATGAAACGTACCGACTCAAACAAGCCGATCTCGCCATTGTAGATACCAGTTGGATCTACGTAGTTAGCTGGTGTACGCCATGCACTTGCATCTGTAGCCGAACGGAAGTCGTACGACACGTCTGGGTGAATGAAGCCGATGTATGAACCATTGAAGGTTGCAACGTTTGCACCACGCAGAGCAGCTACCTGCTTACGGATGTCGTTTGCTACCAACAAGTCATCTACAGCCATAGTTACACGGCTTGATGGAGCTGATGCGCCACCAGTTGCGTAAGCTACGTTGCTGCCACCAGCAAGTACTTCACGAACGACTTGATCGATCGAGTCACCTGCGTTGTAGCCAATGATGTTTGCTGCTGCCGAGTCAACATCCAAGAATGCTGTGCCACGGAGTTTTGCTGTTGTAACAACTGCGTTGCCGTATTCAGCCAAGGTAACTGTTACCTGACTGTCCGAGAGCGCTGTTGGGGTTACGTCAGTTACTTCGTTCAACGTAGATGTCGCTGCTGCGATGTCTGCGAAGATTGTGAATGTAACTCCAGTACCAGGCATTGCCTGTGCTACTGGTTGTACGTCCGCTGCCTGATCGAAAAGAAGTTCTGAACGCAATGCGAAATACGCAAGACGGTCAAACGCCACCTGGTCGATAGACAAGGACGAGGTTGTTGTTTCGCCTGCCATGTTTTAATTCTCCTTAAAGAATTGGTTAATTGTTGATTTGATTCATTCTTGCTTGAGCCAACAATTCCATTACTTCTTTTTCGGATTTAGCGTTTGCAATTCTAGTGCTGTAGTCAACCGTCGCTTCAGTTGTGTCTCCAACGCGTGATGCGTTGCTAACTCGATCCCATGCTTGCTTCTCTTGTTGAGGAGCTGCTTGCATGATTTCTTGGGGCTTAATGAGATTTGCTTCTGCGGCTGCAACTCGGATTGCCTCGGGTGTGAGTTCGCCATCGTAAGCCTTAACGAAATATTTGGACATCCCTGAAGATAGGTCTACGCCTGCCTTCACAAATGCCAACTCTCGTTGAGCTGACTTAGCTTCCTCTGCTTGCTGACGCAAGCTCTTAACCTCTGACTCCAACTCACGCATCCTTGCACGAACTGGATTCTTTGTTGCCTGGTCTTCCTGAACGCTGTCCTCTTCATAGAAGTCTTGTTCTTGCATGACCCACTCCTCCGCCCACACCTGGCTGGAGGGGCCAAGTGGCTGCATATCTCACCCCTATTAGCACATTGAAATCGGGGGGATTTCCAATGGTTATCCCTGATGGGATACAACTATCTTACATCACAATTAGTGATTGTCAAGGGTTAACTATCTGTATTAGAGATTTGCTTGACCGTACCCAGATTTGTAAGAACCGCTATCACCTTGAGCAAGAGTTGCCGAACCGCCACTAGCAGTTACCTCACCAATACGGCGCTTCTTGCGTTCTTCCACTAATCGTTTAGCTTCAGCATCAGTACCTAAAGCAGCCTGAGCAAACTGAAGATCCGTGATTTGTTGTTCGCCAAGTCCACCACGTCGCAGCTCACCCATCTGTCCCACCGTTGTAAATGCTGCTTCTGCTTCCGCTTGAGTAACACCTTGTCGTACAAACTGTTCAGCTATATCTTTATTAAAGTTAAGTGCTGAAAGCCTTTGGGCGCTTTCCGCAATCAAAGCTGCTTGTGCTTGACGCTTGTAGTCTGGGGCCATAAGAGGACGTGCTCGATCTGGGTCAATTACGTACGCAAGAAGATCTCCGTCTGTAACCCCATACATCTCCGCCATCTTGTTCTTTACTTCTGGGGAAGCATCACGCACAACCGTGTATGCATCCTTAAGGCGATTGTTTAACTCTGCTACCGATACGTCACCGCCAATTAGTTTCTCAAAATCATCTGGCGAATCGTAGAACCCCTGTGGCAAACCGTTGGCAGCCAAAGTATCTTTGTACGATTTTTCTAAAGCAATATAGGTGGATGGTAAAAGCTCATTAAATCCCAAAGCTTTGCGTCGTTCATTAGCAGCAAACCGTTTCTTGTATGCATCTTGTTGGCGCAATGCATAAACAAGAGATTCACCATCATCAACATCTACTTCTTTGTTGGTATACAAAGACCAAGCATAGTCATACAAACTTCCAAGTCCATATGTAGCAAGTACTGAACGAAGTATTTCTTTCGCTCCAGCGGTTGGAACAAATATATCTTCCTCATTATTGTCATCGTTTCCACCACCAGTTCCACCATTGGTTCCGCCACCAGTTCCACCATTGGTTCCGCCACCACCACCAGGGCTAGTGATTGGTGTGCCACCAATAGTGCCTTCAATTGTTCCGTACTTGGCACGGTTGTAAGCCAAGTATGGATCGTCATAAAATGGTTGCTGCTCGGGTGTTGTTGGTCTTGCTGCGGGCGCAGTTATAGTGCGACCACGAGCTTCAGAAAGTGCTCGAAGATCAGCTTCTGACATTGACATTACGCCACCTCTCCAAACAATTTAGCTATGGTCATAGCCATGGACACAGCATCACGTTTTGCTTTCTTTGTTTTATCAAAGCCATATTTGGGGTTGGTACGCAACATTGTTTCCCATTCACCCAATGTGGGTGGTGGAGTGTTGGGTCCACCAAATGCTTCTCTGAACTTTGGATCGTTAAACGAAATAGATTCTGGAGCCAGCTCCAATGTGCTGGCAGCTGTGTCTCGATAGGAACTAAAGATCTCAGCAAGAGTTAACCCAGCATCTAATTGTGGAGCCAACTGGAAGTGTGTTGCTTTAGCTAAAGCCACGCCCTTTTTCTTAATGGTGTCGGCAGTAATAATTTCCCCGTTGTATTCTTTGCCCTGAACAGATGCAAGAATTTGTTCGTTTAAATCTGGTGGGTTGTATCCGTAATCCATTGCTACTTTCTTCAATGCCTGCGCATCAAGGCTGTCCAACAAATCTTGTTTGCCACGAGCACGAGTACCCACAACGCTGTTTACATATTGCGACAAAGCAAGTCCACTAAGACCACGACGTGTTGCCGTCAACGTAATGTCGTCTAGTTCTTTAGCTGTTAAACCAAGGTCACCATAACCACTAGCTATGGTTATGCGATTGGTTCTAATTTTGTCAGCTTTATCTACATCAAGTAGAGCGTCAAATGCTTTGGCGGATTCAACTGTTTCGTTGTAGTACTTGGTTGCTTTAACTTTTGCATTGAAAGCATCAACGCCAGCTTGGGTTGTGAAGTCGTACTGTGTTGGTCTCTTGGCTACATCCTGAATAAGATCAATTAGATCATCACCAAATTTAGCTCGAGCTTCCTGTTCCCCTGGACCACCATCAACAAGCTTTGCATATTGCGGAAACCTTGAAATGAACGCACTACGCCAATCTTGTTTTGGTGTTGTTTCCTTTTTTGTTTTTGCCATTATGCGCCACCCAACAATGAGAAGACTTGATTAATTGCTTTACCCGCTGAGTATGCACCAAACTCCCCAGGCGATGCTTTCATTGCCTGTTGTTCGGCTGCAACACCAAGAGTAGTTGGATCCTCAACGTTAGATAATTGACGTTGCCTATCCATATCTTGGATGGCTTGAACTGCAATCTTTACTTCTGCTGGAGTTGCTGCCCTACCAAGAAGTTGAAAGAACGCATCTCCAGTTTGTTTTGCTGCATCTTCTCTTGAAACAACAGATACGGTTCTGCCAGTACCCATTGATGGTGGACCAACAAAATCACCAGATGTCCACAGGTTTACTAATGCTTTCATTGTACGGCGCCTATCATTTGCCGTTACCATAAAGTTTGCTATTGCAGATGCGTCGGCATTACTTAAACTGATTCCGTATAGAGCTGCTGGACTAGGTTTGCCGTTCTCTCCGTAATAACCAAGTGCAACTAATGCTTTAAAGAATTGATTGCGTTCCGCTTCGTTATTTTTTAATCTAAAGAATTCTGAATCAACCTCAGAAGTTGGATCATATTGCGGTCTAGATGGGGCATCATCTTCGTCAACTAGTTTTTCACCTGTGTAAAACCACTTTGATCCACCAGGTCCACGCTGTACCGTAACTGTTTGTGGAAGCAAAGCGGGCAAACTACTTGGGTCCATGCCCGCAATATTCGGACGCGGATAAACTCCTGCTTCTTCCTGAATAGTCTTTTGGGTTGCTGGATTATTAGGGTTAATAACAATTGGGGTTCTTTTAGGAGCAGTAGTTTCTTCACCTTGTGCGCCAGCAACGCCAGGATCACCCTCAGCTATAAGGGTATCAATGTTTTGTTGTGAATTTTTACCGTCTTTATTGCGAGTTACCATTATTTTTCAACCTCTGATGAGAGCAATCGTTGCCAGATTCTATCAAACTGTGGGTTTTCTTGAGCCAAACGATTGCCAAAACTATACAAAGCCTCAGCTACTGGTTTGGCTTTTTTAGAATCAAAGCTCTTAAGGTTCTTGTCTCTTAAGAAGGACTCTCTTGCATTCAAGTATCTGACAACCAATGGGGCTACTTCGTTGTTTGCTAGACGTGGATCCCTGACCATTTCCTTTAACAAAAGCAATTGATTATCAAACTCACCAACGGTGAATTCAGCTACTTCGGGGAAGCCTGGATACTCTTGGTGTAGTTTTGTGCGGTAAGCCCTCAGCTTTTCGCTTTGTGCTTCTGATGGGAAAGCAGGGAACATCTTGCGGGCTGCTCGGAACTTAGCTGAACCAATACGATTCTGTGCTAATTCAACCAGTTCGTCCAGTTTAAGCGACCTTCGTTTGCCCTCTGATTTCTGTCGATTGTAAACATCTTGGTTAAACTCTGAACCTGTCGGGCCAAAGTAAGCCGCAAGATCTTCATAGTCTTCCATCAGGTCTCGGTTCTTAAGTTCCCATTCTCCGAACTCGCCAGTTGCTTCAAGACCCTTGACCAAGCTTTCAGTTTTAGAACCAACATACAGCGCTGCTTCTTCTCCAAAAACTTTAGTAAAACGTGTAACAGCAGTTTCGTAATCTTCTTCCTGCATCTTGCTGAACACCTGAACAAGTTGATCAACGTAAATATCTTTGTCCTTAAGTTCTACCTTATATCCAACCTGTGGCGAAGTTGGTCCAAAGAACTGCTGACCAATTCTTATAGCGGTGATAATTCGAGCGTCACGCAAAGAGTCCTTTTCAAGTTTGGCAAAGCCCTCTTTGGTTGTCAGGTCGTAATCACCAGACGCATACTTTGCTCTGGCTACGTCATTCAATGTTGTGGCAAACGCATTGTTTACTGTGTTGTTGTTTTCGTCATGCCAGCTGTACATCAAGGATATGAGTTTGTTTGCAACGCCTGGCAACGGATTTATTTGACCCGCTATTTCACCCTTTGAAATACCAGCCTTACCATACGGCAACAAAATTTCTACGATCTTGCTTGTTTCTGGTTTGTTTCTCAACAGGAAAGAAGCTGGGATTTGAGCCAACGGTCCAAGACCTGGAATCCAGCTCATACCCTGACTAAGCTGAGAAACTGGTGCCTCAAAAAAGGAATCAACACCAGCTGCTTTTAGTGCTGCTGGAAGCCCAAACCACATAGGAAACTTAAAGAACATTTGTTTTGATTGTGGGTCCTGATACCAGAATCCGCGACCGTCTCCATCTGGATCTGCCTGCCCAAGATTACCCGCATAACGCACACCTCTTGTCAAACGAGTTGGGTCTTCCAAGATAAGCCCTGCATAGGTCCCAATAATTTCTCGCCATGCACCAATAAACGGAAAGATGATTCGCAAAGAATCCTCAAGGTTGTTTCTTGAAGATGCGTCGTAAAGCAAACCTTTAGTTTTGCTAACCCCTACAAGACGAGCGTAATCATCTAGATCTTTTACCGTTAAGGTTCCATTTCCAGGTGTTGCCGCTACCTTCTGTAGTTTTGCCGCAGTCTCTTTGCTGCCAATATACTTACCAATGTCGCCACCTGATTGCTGTTTGAGCTTGGTAATTAACCCCTGTGCTTCACTTGCTGAAAGCTTGTCAATGTGATTGGCAATTTCGTCATAGTAAAACTTTCTAAAAACTGGGCTGCGCTCTAACGTCTTTGCCCACTTCTGTCCATACATTTGAGAGAAAAAGAAATCGGTAAAATCATCCAGCTTTTCCTGGGTAGATGCCAACCATGCTTTTCCTTCTTTTGTATTTGGGGTTGTCATTTCTTTTGGAAACTGCAAAGGAAGACCCTTTTGCATTCCGAGATCGTCCGTTACTGGCATGCGATTAATTAATTTGATTGCATCTGGGTGGTAGTTGAATGACCCTTGACCAGTTGCCGAACCATCTAGAACTTTTCTGACTACAACATTTTTCCCGTCAAAAGCCATAACAACAGCATCTGTTTCATTTTCGTCTACCGATTTCTTTAACTTAACAAAAACCCCAGGCTTTAGATCTTGGTCCGCACGCTTGATTACGAAGTCGTTTGGGGTAAGGGTGATATTGCTTTCAAGTGGAACACGATCAAATGCTGCTATGAAAAGAACATCTTCAAGTTCGCCAGTTTCGTTTTTAATGTTTGCATACGGGATATCTCTTGAGTGAGAACGCAACCATTCGCGTCGTGCTTGTGGGGGAAGACCACTTAATGATCTGCCTGGACCTTTAATTTCATCCCCTTGTCTTGAAACAAAAGGGATGCCACGTTTGTAGGCACCATCGATCTGTCTAAAATTTTCAGCCTTGTCAGCAACTGTTGCCAGCTCGTCAAGGATCTCATCTTCTGCCTTATTGAAAAGCAAACCGCGAGCAGCTGTTCTCTGTAACTCGTCGCTATTTGACAAACGCAAAGAATCCAAAGCCGCTTCTGCATATATTCTTCTACCGTCAGCGCGTGAGACTGTTCGCCAATCTTTTGTGCTGCGCAAATGTCGCCCAAAACCTGTTGTTCCTAAACCCTGTCTTGCTGATGATAGTTGCAATAAATCGGAATGTTCTTCCCGCAACTCTTTCCATGCTGCTCTAATCTCTTCGTTGTTTTTTTCTTTATCTTTTCCAAACAACTGAGGACCCTTTACGGTCAATTGCTCGCCCAAAATAGAGCGCTCTTTTGTTGAGAGGTCATATTTTTTGGCAAGCTTAATAAGCTTGTTGGCGGCTTTTGTTTCGCCTATCAAAAGAGAAATGTATTCACCTGGGTGGTTCAAGAATCCAGTCCCAGCACCCAATGCCATGCGCAACTGTGCATCAATTGAGTTACGCATAATGTAACCAACAGTTGCAAGGTTTAATGGTTTCCATATTAAGTTTTGTACGCCGTCAAGGATGTCAACCCATACAGCTTGTTCTCCAGTATGAACTCTTTTTGTAGATCTTTTAACAAGTCGTTCTTGTTCCTGTTCAAGAGCGCGTACTTTTCTTCTTGTTACATCATCGGCTATTTCGTTTGCAGGATACTTACCTAATTCAGCTGTGATTTCGTCATAACGTTCTTGATCTACAATTTCTCGAACCTCTAACTTTGAGCGCTTTGAAAAGATTGGTTTTGTGATTTTTCCCTGCAAGCCAATAGTATTTAAGGCATCTCTAAACAATGGATTACTTGTCAATCTTCGCAATTCTCTTGGGTCTGGAAGAGTTTGAACTCGATCAAACAATTGCGAAAGCTGCATTGGACGAGCAAAAGCCATGTTTGCGTTTCCTAATTCTGCTGCTTTCTCCATGTACTCGTTCCATACGGATGGGGGGAAATACTTCTTGAGCATGTCCCCGTACGTCTTCATGAATCCGTTGTCTGTTTCTACGCCCATTCTGTCAGTCATGTATGAGCGAAGTTTTTGAGAACGCTTCTGTGCTCGTTGGAAAAGAAGATTGATTGTTTCATCCCTAACCCCATTAAGGTTCAAGGTTTCTTTTAGATATAGCTCGTAAACTATGTACGCATCACGCTGATCGTCTGAAGCAGATATAGCTTTGAACTTGTCAAGCGCTTCTTTTGTGAACTCGGAAAGTCTCTCACGGGTAGCACCAGCTGTTTTTAGAGAGTTGACCATGCTTTCGACAGCTTTAATGCGATCAACGTCGTCACCATTAATTACTATCTGATCGCTTGATAGTTGGGTTAACAACCTTGAGTTTTTTAGTGGCCCAATCTGCATGCCATATTTAATTGGGCTAAGCAATTTTGATGGCTGAATATCTTGAATTCTTGTGCTCAAACTCCCAGCACCAATTGTGTAGTTGCCAATTAGTTCTGCTTTTACTTTGTCTACAGTTTTAGCTCTTGCCAATCGTTGAATCATTTCTGGCGTAAGCTTCCAATTAAATCTTTCAGCTAGTGCAAGTTCGTCTGATTCTTCCGCGATTTGCCTAAGGGCTTTAACTGCCGTTGGGTTGACGCTCATAAACCTATCCCATTTTTTTGCGTCAAGAGATACACCATCCAGGGATTTGATTAAACCAGATTCAATCTCTAATGCTTTTCGGTATGTGCCAGCATCAGCTTTGGTCATTACTGGAACAACACCTCTAGCAAACTGAAGCGCTTCCGTAAACTTCTCTGCATCACCAAACACAACGGGCAATGTTTTTACTGTTAAACCAGCTGCTTTCAATCCGCCGAACAAATACTTGTTTGGATCAGGGGCAGCTATGGATACCATGAAGTCAAGAAAACCAGAAACGCCTGTATGCCACCTGCTGTTTTCTGGAATGTTTAAGGTTCCAGCAACACCTCTACCAATAGTGAATGCGGAACCATTTATCGTGCCTCGAATTCTGCGGGCAGCTTCAGATTGTTGAGCCATCAGTTCTTCTGATAAAAAGAAACCATCACCTTGGTCATCCCAGTTATTCAGTAATTGAAATAAACTAAAAGACTCCAAAGCGTCTTTGATCTCAAAACTTCTTTGCCTCCCCTCTTCGGTCCCCAAAGTACCAAGAGAAAAAACAGTCTGTAGGGCTTCTGGTATGGAAGCCCCAAGTGCACCAGTAACACGAGCTGTTTGCTTTAAGGTGCCGTAAAGATTGTCAACACTTCTTTCAAAAAAGTTTCTATCAACTGGCTTGCCCTCGTTAACAGCCTTAATTGCATCACCAACTTTGTTGCTAACCAAATATTTTCTTATTGGAGAATACAATTCCTGCACAGAATCTGGATTGTCGTTTAGGTTTCGAGCATATAGTTCTGATGCTTTATCTACAGCATCATCGCTTGCATAGTTTTTAGCCAGCGAAAGTTGTGTGTTGGCTGGGATCCATGGTGCTCGATTGTTGATATAAGAGATACGTTCCGTTATTAGCGGGTCAACAACTGGTTTGCGGGCAGCAGCTTCTTGCTCCGTTGCAGCTTGCTGTAATAAAACAGACCTGCTTTGTTTATCTAAATTTTTCTGCCAAGACATTAACTTGACTCATACTTGTCAAGCAGATCACCCAGTCCACTATTTAAATCAAAACGTGCAATATTGCGCAACTCCACCACCGCATCGTTAAGTGGATTTGGTATTCGGATACCAGCCTGTACTGGACCCATACCTGGACCAAATGCTGCCCCAGCGGTAATGGGCTCATTGGGGCGATTAGTCATTGCAAGCAAATCAATTTGCTCTCTTGGTTGTTGTGCAGCAACGGCTCGATCGCCAGCAGCAGGTCCAGATGGGACTTGTTGAAGTCCATCCATAAGTTTCTTTACTTCACCGTACTGATTGCTTGGTCCAACTTTTGGGGTCATAGTGCTACCAATAACGTTTGCCTTGTTTTGTAGGTCTGTCCGTATTGCCATTTCAGCCTCCGAGTTGTGCTAGTAGTGCGTCTAATCCTTGTGGTCCAGGAGGTGGCTGCATTGGCGCTTCTGCACCCATGCCTGGCATAGCTAACCCTGGCATAGCCTCTGGAGAACCAGGAGGCACCATTGCTGCTTGCCTGTCTCGTGCACGTTGATCTGTGCGCTTAACAGCTTCGTACAGAGTTACGTTCTGTTCAACGACCAAACGGGTTAAATAAGCTAGATCCTCTGGTTGGTATGGACCGTTTGGATCTACCGCTTGCTGTTGAATAGAGCTAAGTAACGCCGACTCAACACCTTCTGCAACGATTCTATCATGTTCTAGGTCAGGGTCAGAAATCAATGGGTCTGCTTCTCGTGCAGATTCTTTGCTCATCAACCCAGTACCAAGTCGTTGTCCGAGACCAACGATCAATCCGTTTACATCCGAACCTGCAGCTGAATAAGTTACGTAATGGAAGTCGTTGTTCCAAAGTTGATTCGGGACATAGATAGCCATGCCTGCTGCTGCACGACCTGGAATATAGAACGACTTTTGGAAAGCCCCCCAATATGCCCGCTCAATAGCAATAGCAATCTTATCTTCTTGAATCATTGACGACTCAAAAATTGACTGTGCTTCCTGTACGCGATAGTCAACGGTTGCTGAAAGCACAGCATCACCACGTCGACCCGTACGAATGTTGCTACCTGATTCACCACCAAACTCTGCAGGGATAGCGCCTTCTAAAC